GGTGCGGTACCGGCAGCTGCGGCTGCTGGAGCAGGCGGGCGAGATCTCGGGGCTGCGGGTTCACCCTCGGTATGTGCTGTTTCCGGCGGATGGGGAATTGAAGCTGCGCAGCATTTCGTACGTCGGCGATTTCGAATACGTCGAGAAGGGACGGCGGGTGTGCGAGGACGTGAAAGGCGTCGAGACGAAGGTGTTCCGGCTCAAGGCGAATCTGTTCCGGCGTCTGTATCCGTCGGTCGAGCTGCGCGTGGTCAAGGGGGATCGGCGATGGTGATCGGTCGGGGGTCATCGTCGGTGGCACCTTGGTGCTGTCGGAACTGCGGCCAGATGCTGGGGCAGATCACGGCGCACGGCGGGTGTCGGTTGCGGATAGCGCAGGGGTCAGAGGTGACGGCGGATGGGGATGGGGGTACGTCGGTGCGGTGTCCGATCTGCGGGGCGTGGCGCAAGTTCCTACCTATTGACTTTCGATAATGCCGTGATATACTGTCCGTAGTTGAACAGTTGGCCCTCACCCCTACCCGTTGAGGTAGTGCGGAGTGCAGTGGGCGCCGCGAGACATGAGCCACCTCGCATCTGATCCGAGTGATCAGGTGTGAGGTGGCTTTTTTGCGTTCCACCAGCGAGGCCCTGATTCGAGACGTGGGCGGATACGAGGCGCTGGCAGCGGCGATCTGCGAGAGCGGATTCGAGGACAGGGACTGGGCGTTCCTTCGGAGCGATTGGGCCGAGGAGCTGGCGACGTTTGCGGGGATTCGGGTGAAGGTGTGGCGGGATCAGGTGGAGAGGGTGATAGAGTGCCTGACCAGGTGACAGATGCTCAGACTGCAGGCGACAAGGTACAGGCGCTGCTGGAGTCGCTCGACAGAGATGAGTGCCATCGGCTGATCGGGGACAACAATCGCGAGTATCGGACAGTGTCCGAGGCTGTGATGGCCTGGCAGGCGATGCTGTTTGCGGGGCTCGAGGGGCGAGGCGTTGTGCTCGAGGGATCGGACAAGCTGATGGGTAGCAGCATGGTTGTGTTGGGGACCATCGTGCAGTTCGCCTATGCGCTCGGTATTCGGCGAGGTCAGAGGCGAGCACAACGCAAGAAGCGATCATGCCGAAAAAGCCGCTGAGGGCTTGCGCTGTTCCGGGTTGTCCTAGGCCGGCTATTGCGGGGTCGAGCCGTTGCGCAGAGCACACAGCCAAGCGTCGGCGAGAGCTTGACGCAAGGCGCCCATCGGCGGCAGCTCGGGGATATGATCGCAAGTGGCGAATGAACAGGGCTAGGTTCCTGAGAGCGCATCCGCTGTGCGCCAAGTGCGGGGCGAAGGCTACCGATGTGGATCACATCGTTCCGCGCAGACAGGGCGGCCCGGATTCGTGGGACAATCTACAGGCATTGTGCCATCAATGTCATAGTAAAAAGACGGCTGATCGCGACGGCGGGGGGTATGGGCGGTGAAATCGCTGGCGCGGACCGTCCCAGAGACCGATGCGGTGACTCAGCTCATGTGGCCGCGAAACTCATAGGGGGGGGGGATGCCCGGAGGCAGACCACCGAAACCGACCAATCTAAAGCGCCTGGCGGGCAATCCGGGCAAGCGCCCGCTCAATCCGAGCGAGCCGACCTTCCGAGAGGACAGCGGATACTGCCCGCGATGGCTGCCGCCGGCGGCAAAGGCGGAGTGGCGGCGTGTCGTGCCCGAGCTGGCCGCCCAGGGACTGCTGACCATCGTCGACCGGAGCGCCCTCGAGGCCTACTGCATGGCCTATGCGCAGTGGCAGGAAGCCGAGATGATCCTCGACGAGCTGGGCCTGACCTTCACAACGCCGAAAGGCTATGTGCAGCAGCGCCCCGAAGTAGCGATTGCCAACAACGCCGCCAAGCGAATGAAGACCTTCATGGTCGAGTTTGGGATGACGCCCAGCTCACGGTCGCGGATCTCGCTGCCAGAGCGACAGGCAGAGGACCCGTTCGAGGCCTATCTCAACTCGGATCATATGGCGCAGGTGCTGGAGGATACCGCGAGTGGGTAAGCCGCATCCGGTCGTAGCCTACATGCGCGGCGTGCAAGACGGGTCCATCCCCGCCTGCAAGCTGATCCAGCTCGCCGTACAGCGCCACCTCGACGACCTGGAGCACGCCGGCGAGCGGAGACTGCATTTCGATCGGGCGGCGGCCGAGTACGTGCTGCGCTTTTTCGGGTTCCTGCGGCACAGCAAGGGCGAGTGGGCCGGAGAGACTTTCGATCTGTCGCCGTGGCAGCAGTTCGTCATCTGGGTGCTGTTCGGGTGGAAACGCGAGGATGGCACGCGCCGATACCGATCGGCCTACATCGAGGTGCCGCGCAAGAACGGCAAGACCACGCTGATCGCGGGCATCGGTCTGTACCTGATGGAGGCGGACGGAGAGCCGGGGGCCGAGATTTACTCGGCGGCCACCAAGCGCGACCAGGCGCTGCTGGCCCACTCCGAGGCCACGCGCATGGTGCGGCAGAGCCCAGCGCTGAGCAGCCGATTGCGGGTGTTCAAGAACAACCTGCACAACCCGACCACGGCCAGCAAGTACGAGCCGCTGGGCGCCGACGTCGACGGCATGGACGGGCTGAACGTTCACGCAGCCTTGGTCGATGAGGTGCACGCGCACAAGACGCGGCGGCTGATCGAGGTCCTGGATACGGCCACCGGTGCCCGGCGCCAGCCGCTGATCATCGAGATCACGACGGCGGGGAGCGACCAGGCCAGCATCTGCTTTGAGCACCACGAGTACTCGCGGCGCATCCTGGAGGGCACGGTCCAGGATGACAACTGGTTCAGCTATATTGCCACCATCGACGAGGGCGATGACTGGACGGATCCAGTGGTGTGGGCCAAGGCCAACCCCAATCTGGACATCTCGGTGAAGCGGGACGACTTGCAGCGCAAATGCGATCGCGCCAAGCACCTGCCCGCGGCACAGAACGCGTTCAGGAGGTTGCATCTGAATGAGTGGACGCAACAGTCGGACCGCTGGATTGATCTGCGCTTGTGGGACGAGAACGCGGGGAACCCCGTCGAGCGCCAGCTGATCGGGCGCGAGTGCTTTGGCGGCCTCGACCTGTCGGCGGTCTCTGACCTATCGGCTTGGGTGATGGCGTTTCCATGGGGCGAAGGGAGCGACGATCTGGACATTCTGGCACGGTTCTGGTGTCCAGAGGCCAAGCTGCATGACGAGACCAACCGCTATGTTGACCAGTACCGTGTCTGGGCGCAGCAGGGCTATCTGTTGGTCACCGATGGCGACGCCATCGACTATGCGGCCATCCGGCGACAGATTCTGGACGACGCGCGTCGCTTCAAGCTGCAGTCGCTGAACGTCGACCGCTTGTTCCAGGGGTATCAGCTCTCGCAAGAGCTAGAGGATGAGGGACTCGAGGTCTATGGCATGGGGCAGGGCTTTATCAGTATGGCCGCCCCTATGAAAGAGTTCGAGCGGCGCTTGCTGGAGAAAAAGCTGCACCATGGCGGCAACCCGGTGCTGCGGTTTATGGCCGATAGCGTTGTCGTCAAGATGGACCCGGCGGGCAACCTGAAACCCGACAAGGCCAAGAGTCAGGCGCGCATCGATGGCATTGTGTCGCTGGTCATGGCGCTGGATCGCGCCATGCGCCAGGCACCGGCAAAACGGTCGATCTATGAGGATCGCGGCTTGGAGGTCGTCTAGTGTTCCGGCGCTATCTCTATCTGCGGCAGGTGATCGTCAACACCAAGTCAGATCAGGCCTTTCGCGGCGTGCTCTGGCGCCGACGAGGCGGGTACCTCGTGCTGCGACAGGCGGTCATGCTGCGCGGACGCGGCGAGACAACGCCGGTCGATGGTGAAGTGCTGATCTATCGCGAGAACGTCGACTTTATCCAGGTGGTGGGCTGATGGGCGCCGTCGTCGAGAGCATGGGCGCAATCACAGAACTGAGCGAGCGCTGGGCGCCGAGCCACAGCTACAGCGGCTACCAGTCGCTCAATCTCTACAACCAGCACTATTACACGTATGCGACCATCTATGAGCAACAGCCGAACGTGCGCACTTGCGTCGATTTCTTGGCGCGCAACGTCGCCCAGCTCGGGCTACACGTGTTCCGCCGAGAGGGCGAGACCGACCGCGTGCGGCTGCGCGAGCACCCGCTGACGCTGTTGCTGCGGCGACCCAATCCGTGGACCACGACCTACCGACTGATCGAGTCGCTAATGGGCGACCTGGGGCTCTACTTCAATGCCTTTTGGCTCAAGCTCAAGGATGGACTGGGGCGACCGGCCTTGCTGCGCGTTCCGCCCGAGCTGATGACGGTCAAGGGAGGGCTGGCGCCCAGACTCTACGAGGTCAGTATCGGCGGGAAGCCGCTCCATTACGCGCCTGAACAGATTGTGCATTTCCGGGGATACAACCCCGCAAGCAGCACGACAGGGCTCTCTCCGATGGAGACGTTGCGGCGAATCCTGGCGGAAGAGATGTCGATGGGCCGCTACCGTGAGGGCTATTGGCAGAACGTCGCCCGCATGGGCGGGGTCATCGAGCGCCCAACCGAAGCGCCAGACTGGAGTCCGCAGGCGCGAGAGAGATTCCGCGCAGAGTTCGCCGCGCTCTACAGCGATGAGGGCAACTCGGGCGCGACGGCCATTCTCGAGGAGGGGATGACCTGGAGGCAGAACACGTTCTCGGCGCAAGAGTCCGAGTATGTCGCGGGGCGAAAGCTGACCCGAGCAGAGTGCGCGC